AAAGTGTGTAAAGTAAAAAAGCTTTACAGAACACTTGTTCCCCCATCAAAGCCAGTCGTTTCAAGGGTTTGCTGTTTTGTTACAATTCTATTACATCGCCAATGCATATAACAACTTTTTTGTCAAGGGGTTTTTGCAAAATTTCACAAAAAATTCACAAACATTTCACATAATTTTCACATAAGGCCTATTGAATTATACCTATACATAATGTATAATAGTATCATAAACAAGGGTGGCGACCTTATCGCTAGATGTTGCACGTGAAACAAATTAAATGTTCTACGTGAAACAATGTGAGGTAAAATATGACAAATAATGATATTATTGTTAAGATGATTAAAAGATATTGTGAATCTTTTATTGATGTAATTGATACTTATGTTGAAAGAGATATTGCATCTGATTATGATTTAGGTAAAAGGCGTGTATTAGTTGATATATTAGAATATATTGAATCAATAGAAGAAAGAGGTGATGACAATGACTAACTTACCAGTATCTGGATCATTTAGAATAACATGCGAATATCACAGACGTGGCAAGTGGGCGGCTGGCCACCATACTGGCATTGATATTGTATCTTATAATAGATTAGTATATGGCACATGTAACGGTGTTGTACACCGTGTTGGTTTTGATAAATCGTATGGTAATTTTATTGTAGTATATAATGAATCTGATGATACATATCACTGGTTTTGTCACTTGGCAAAATATAATGTAAAAGTTGGTGATAAAATAAACCGAACCAGAGTCATTGGTGTAATGGGTTCGACTGGTAATTCAACTGGTGTACATTTACATTTTGAAATTAGACTATCATGTAATAAATATGATATGACATCTAACCCAGCAACATATATGGGTGTACCGAATAAAGTCGGATATTATCACAGTGATAATTATTCAATTGATAAAGTAAAGTCACAAGTCGGTGATTCAGTTTTTATTGACTGCAAATTTACTGGTGCAACACATGGTGATATACATACATCGTTAATTGAGGTTGATTCTGATATACCATTTGTTGGTTCAATACCGAAACAAATATGGGTTTATGATTCAACACTAAATGATGATAAGACTAAAGTAAAATGTATAATAGCACATGATTCTGGTGACAGATTCATTGTCGAACTAGATACAGAAAATGAATCAGCATCTGATAGACAAATATGGGTTAGTAAAGGGGGTATTGATTAATGGATAGAAAAAGACATCAACTAGAACTAGAAACATTATCTGTAATTGAGAATTTTATATCACATGTGAAATTTGATACTCATTTACGTTATAATGATGTTGAAATATATGATGCAATTGAAAATTTATATGAACTTTACACATTTCATAAATTAAGAGGTGATATAGAGTGTTAGATATATATTTAAAATTTAGACTAATAAGTGAAATTATAGCTTTAGTTATAGGTGGAATAGCCTTAATAGTTGCATTAATAAGTATTTACAAAGATAAAGAAAAGTAGGTGATATAGAGTGAATAAAGAAGAAAAGAAAGCCATAAAATGGTTTGACACAGAAAGAAAACTTGTAGAGATAATAAATGGCGATAATAATTATTTTTTTATTATTTTAAATTTAATAGATAAACTACAAAAAGAAATAGAAAGTAAAAATAAGCAAATTAAATTAATGCAGGAAATGAACTTGCCTGAAGAAATAGAAATTAATTATATTAGTAAAGACATTATAAGAAATAAAATAAAAGAAATTGCAGAAGAACCTCAAATATATGTTGACACTGAAAAATTTGATATAGAATTTGAAAAAAGCATTTATACAATTGATGTTTTAAAAGAATTATTAGGGGGTGAATAAATGGCAACGATAGTTTCAAATGTATCACCAGTACATGGTACATGTGTAATTGGTCAACCGTATGGAAACCCACGGCAGATATAAATGCCATTTTCATACTGGGATAGATTTTCCAGCAAGTCAAATGTCAGATTATAATTTGTACTCATGTTGTAGTGGTACAATAGTCAAAAATGTAATAGGTATATCTGGAAAAAGTCCAGCACTAGGAAATGAAACTGATATATTATCAGATGACGGTGTTCATTGTTTCAGATACTGCCACATGCAGAACGGTAGCAATAACCATTTATCAGTTGGTCAGCATGTCGATACATCAACTTTAATTGGTATTGTTGGAAACACTGGAAATAGTGACGGCCGACATCTACATCTAGAGTGTTCAATTGGTACTGCATGGAATTGCCAGACGTTTGTATCACCACGGTGATGTTCTAGGTTTTGGAAATGTACGTGGTACAGTAATTGTATATGAGGGTACTACCCCACCACCAGAACCGCCAGAACCACCAGAACCACCAGAGCCAGAACCAGATAACCCAGAATCAGATATTGAAGAAAAGTCAAAATTTCCATGGGTGTTATATGCTGGAAAATTTAGAAAAAAGAGGTGAAAAGATGAAAAAAACATCAAGTAAATATCGAGATTTTATACTAGCATTTTCAAAAATAACATTATCAGATATGTGTAAAAAGAACAACATACATCGTTCACAACTTTATAACAACGAACTATCTGAAATAAAAGAACGTAAACTGCAAGAATCAATTGAAAAGGAAATTGCAAAATTATATGATAAAATGTGAGGTAAAACAAATGACAGAAAATGATTATAAATATATAGAGAATCGTTTAAATGAGATGTGTAAACATGATGTAAAAATTGTATATGATAAAACAAATTCAAAATCATTTTATAATGGTAATGATATAAATTTTGATAAAATAATTTTGAAAATATACCGATATGGTTCACATACATTATCAATATCAAGAAAATTAGCAAGTTATACATCTGTTATAAATTTATTATATAATAAGTATTTAGAGGTGATAAAATGAAAAAAGAAAATAAAACTAAATTTGATAATGCAAAATATTTATCAGAACGTGATAATATAAATGGTTTTGATTATATTTATTTTATACAACAAAAACAAAAACATGATTCTGGTTATAATCTTATTAATATATATGGTGAAAAAAATAATAATATTTATTTATTATCAGCACGTAGTGACGTAATTGATTTTAATAAAGTAATTTCTAGTTTTGAATGGTTTTGTTCAATAGATATACCAGATTATAATATAATTCGTTTATTTACCAGAGATAATAGAAAATTTTATTATGAATTTTTACATTGTTCATCATTTAATATTAATATTATGTGAGGTGATTAAATGAGTAAACAAGTACATTATAGTATATCACCATTAGTTGAAAAATATCCAGATGCGCTTTATTATTTAGTATTTGGTGAAAAATCAAATGGTAAATCATACCAAGCGAAACAAAATAAAGACTGTTATTTTGGTGTTACACATTATTTAAAAACTGGTAAGAAATTCATATTATTAAGACGCTGGTCAGCTGATTTGACCACCAGCTGGATAGAAAAATATTTTTCTGATGTTGATGTTGATAAACTAACTGACGGCAAATATAAATGTATTACAACATGGCGAAAAGATTTATATTTTTCAAATATTGATGATAATTTCAAAGTAAAACGTGGTGAAAAAATTGGTACATGTATTGCATTATCACAAGAACAACATTTTTCTGGTGCATCATTTTTAGATTATGATAATATCATATTTGAGGAATTTATGGAACGTGGTGCTTATATATCACATGAATCAGAAAAGTTGCAAATTTTATATTCGACAATTGACCGTAAACGTGGCACAACAAAAATGTTAATGGTTCGGTAACACGATCTCGAGAGTCTGTCCGTATCTGGTTGACTGGAATTTATTGGAAACTTTAAGAAAATTGAAACAAGGCCAGATGACTGAAATTGATACTGGTACTGAATATGATGTTGAATCTGGTGATACTAAAAAAGTAACAATTGCGGTTGAATATTGCCGTGCGAGTGGTGGAAAATCACTCGCATTTGGTAGTGCTAAATCAATGATAGATTCTGGTACATGGCAGTCTAGACCACAACCGAAATTGACAGAATCGAAAAATAAATATAAAATATTATATAGAATAGGTTTCCAATATAAAGGGTTTAAATTTTTAGGTGAACTATTAAAAAAAGATAAAAATCTTATGTGGTTCATATATCCTAAAAATGATGACTTTGATGATAAAATTATTGTATTTTCAGATGAAGTATCAGAATCTCGTTACTGGTTCAGAGATATTTATACTGCATCAGTACCAGATAGAATTTCAAAAATTCTAGATACTTTTAGAGAATCAATTATTTTTTATTCAGATGATTTGACTGGAACTGATTTCAAAAATGCGATAGATTTTTCTATCAGAAAGTGAGGATATTATGCCTAGATATTCAAATATTGTTTTATCTAAAAATATATTACTAGATAAAACGCATAAGAACGTATTAAATTTGCGGAAATGGTGCGATGCTTGAACTTATGCGTTCACAAGCACATTTAGTCGCACAAGCAAGTGACTATTCATTTATCCAGAACGGCAAAATTTCAGTTGGTTTTACTTATGACCAATGTCTAACATCAAATTATATAGCATTTCAGAACCCTACATATTCAGCGAAATGGTTTTTTGCATTTATTGATAGAGTTGAATACGAATCAAATAAGTCAACCATAATTTATTATACGGTTGATAATTGGACTACTTGGTTTGACATGCTAAATTTCAAAACATGTTATGTGTTACGTGAACACACCAATGATGATACAATTGGCAGTAATACAATACCAGAAGATTTGGCAGTCGGTGATATATACTGTGAAAATAACGGCATACCAATATATGAAGATAGAGGACTTGACGATTCATTATATGTAGCAGTTGCAACGAACTGGCAACCAGCAGATAAAACTGGATTCAATGGTGTTGTAGCATATACAAAAAATGTTATGGGCAATTTGATTCATCTTTTTCCACTTAATGATTCTGGTCTATATAACTTTGAACATTATTTATTTATAGTTGGTGGTCAGCGGTCACACGTCTGATATAATAAATATTTTTGTAATACCACAGAAATTGATTTCAGCAAATTCGGCACATACAAAAACGGCAGTTGAAACAGTTGCCGGTGTTGAAACTACTGCCACATATTTAGAACTACGATATGATTCAGTTGATGCTTACAGACCAGTAGAAACTGAAATACAAATAAACAAAAAACATGATTTTTCTGATTATATACCACGTAACAATAAACTTTTTT